TGATATTGATGCTATTATAATAAGTAATGATGGCACCATTGGTGAAATTGTAGAAGTACAAAATTTAAAAATAGCTTTACCATTAAAGCCAAAAGAAATATACAAATGCTCTGCAGATAAAAAAGAGCAAATGTGGAAAAAATTAGAATACCCTAAAGAACTTTCAAAAATAAAAAGTGTTTTTGATTGGGATAAGCGTACCAACGAATTTAAAGAAAGATGGTATGATTATATAGATACAGAGTTTAAAAGAAGAGATGAAGGCTTTTGGTTTTATAATAACGGTATACCTACTTATATAACAGGATCGCATTATATGTACCTACAGTGGTCTAAAATAGATGTAGGTGCAGCCGACTATAGAGAATCAAATAGAATATTTTTTATATTCTGGGAAGCGTGTAAAGTTGATAATAGATGCTACGGTATTTGTTATTTAAAAAACAGAAGATCTGGATTTTCTTTTATGGCGTCCAGTGATGTAGTCAATCAAGCTACAATATCTAGTGACTCTCGTTTTGGTATATTATCAAAGTCTGGAGCGGATGCTAAAAAAATGTTTACGGATAAAGTTGTACCAATTTCAATTAATTATCCGTTCTTTTTTAAGCCGATACAAGATGGTATGGATAGGCCTAAAACAGAATTAGCCTACAGAATACCGGCATCTAAATTAACTAGAAAAAAATTAGACGAAGGAAATATAGTAGAGGAACTTGACGGATTAGATACTACCATTGATTGGAAAAATACAGGTGATAACTCTTATGATGGTGAAAAGCTAAGATTATTAATTCACGATGAAAGTGGTAAGTGGGAAAGACCTGATAATATATTAAACAACTGGAGAGTAACTAAAACTACATTAAGATTAGGTTCTAGAATAGTTGGTAAGTGTATGATGGGTTCAACATCAAATGCTTTAGACAAGGGAGGTAAAAACTTTAAAAGACTTTATGACTCATCCAATGTTAAAAATAGAAATCGCAATGGGCAGACTAGCTCAGGATTATATTCTTTGTTCATACCTATGGAATGGAATTACGAAGGATTCATTGATACTTATGGATTACCTGTATTCGATAAACCAAAAAAAGGTACTGTAGATCCTAGTGGTCAACAAATAGAATACGGAGTAATAGAGCATTGGGAAAATGAAGTTGATGGATTAAAGGATGATCAAGATGGTTTAAATGAATATTATCGACAATTTCCAAGAACAGAAAAACACGCATTTAGAGATGAAGCTAAATTATCTTTATTTAATTTAACTAGAATATACGAACAGATAGATTATAACGAAGGTATTAATAATACCAAAATGGTAACTAGAGGTAGTTTCCAGTGGCAAAACGGAATTGTAGACACAGCCGTTCAGTTTATACCAAATAAAGATGGTAGATTTTTAATAAGCTGGGTTCCGCCTATGCAATTGCAAAACCGAGTAATTGTTAAAAATGGTATAAAGTATCCAGGTAATGAACACGTAGGTGCTTTTGGATGTGATAGTTATGATATATCTGGTACAATTGATAAAAGAGGATCAAAAGGAGCTTTACACGGATTGACTAAATTTAGTATGGACGATGCCCCTATTAACGCGTTCTTTCTAGAATATATTGCTCGGCCTCAAACAGCGGAGTTATTTTTTGAAGATGTACTAATGGCTTGTGTTTTTTATGGAATGCCTATATTAGCAGAAAATAATAAACCTAGACTATTGTACCATTTTAAAAGAAGAGGTTACAGAGGGTTTTCAATGAATAGACCCGATAGAGTTTATAATCAATTATCTGTAACGGAAAAAGAAATAGGTGGTATACCAAATTCAAGTGAAGACATTAAACAAGCCCATGCAGCAGCTATAGAATCCTATATAAACGATTTTGTAGGTGCAACAGAAAGAGGTTATGGAAATATGTATTTTCAGAATACACTAGAGGATTGGGCTAAATTTGATATAAATAATAGAACAAAGTTTGACGCAACCATAAGTTCTGGTTTAGCAATAATGGCATGTAATAAAAATAGGTACACTCCAGTTTTTAAACAAGAGAAAAAACAAGTTTCATTATCTTTTGGTAGATATGACAACAAAGGTAATACTTCAAAAATAATTAAAATAGATGATTTATAAAAGCGTGAATAGTACCTTTCCAAGTCAGGTAGTATCTGATGAAGAAAAGCAAAGCTACGAATACGGGCAAGCTATTGGTAGAGCTATTGAAAACGAATGGTTTCAAGGTGATCGCGGCGCTGGAGCTGGAGGAAGATTTGGTAGCAATTGGCAAAACTTTCATAGATTAAGACTATATGCTAGAGGAGAGCAATCTGTTCAAAAATATAAAGATGAATTATCCGTTAATGGTGATTTATCTTATTTAAATTTAGATTGGCAACCTGTAGCAGTTTTATCAAAATTTGTTGATATTGTAGTTAATGGTATGACAGATAAAGGTTATGAAATAAAAGCTTTTGCTACAGATCCTTTTGCAATAAAACAAAGAACAGATTATGTTAATTCTGTAACAAAAGATGCTTTTGCTAAAGAACTAATACAATTAACAAAGCAAAATGCAGGGGTAGATATATCAAGTACAGGCTTAAGTGAAGAAGATTTGCCTGACAGTAAGGAAGAATTAGACTTACACATGCAATTAACTTATAAGCAATCTATTGAGATAGCAGAGGAAGAAGTTATAAATAATGTTTTAAATTTTAATAGATACGAAGAAGTTAAAAAAAGACTGGTTCAAGATTTAACAATATTAGGAATTGCTTGCTCTAAAACTGATTTTAACTTATCTGAAGGTGTTACAGTTAAATACGTAGATCCTGCAAATTTAGTTTATTCTTATACGGAGGACCCAAACTTTGAAGATATATATTATGTAGGGGAGGTTAAAGGTGTTTCTTTACAGGAACTAAAAAAAGAGTTTTCAAATTTAACGGATACTGATCTTCAAGAAATTGAAAAATACCCTGGTCCTCAAAATTATACAAGACAATATAATGGTCAGGACAATAATTATGATACTGTTCAAGTATTATACTTTGAATATAAAACATACACAAACCAAGTATTTAAAATAAAACAAACTGAACAAGGATTAGAAAAAGCTATAGAAAAAACAGATACCTTTGATCCGCCGGTTAATGAAAATTTTAGTAAAGTTTCAAGAGCTATAGAAGTGCTTTATAGCGGAGCAAAAATACTTGGTCATAACAAAATGCTAAAGTGGGAGCTAGCGGAAAATATGACTAGACCCTATAGTGATCAAACTAGAGTAGAAATGAATTATTCTATTTCCGCTCCTAGAATGTACAAAGGTAGAATAGATAGTTTAGTTAGTAAATGTATTGGCTTTGCCGATATGATACAGATAACACATCTTAAAATTCAACAGGTCTTATCTAAGATAGTTCCCGATGGAGTATTCATAGATGTAGATGGTTTAGCGGAAGTTGATTTAGGAAATGGAACAGCATACAATCCTCAAGAGGCGTTAAACATGTACTTTCAAACAGGTAGTATTGTTGGTAGATCGTTAACTCAAGATGGTGACCTTAATAGAGGTAAAATACCAATTCAAGAATTAAATTCATCTTCGGGTATTGGAAAAATACAAGCTTTAATACAAACTTATCAGTATTACTTGCAAATGATACGCGACGTAACCGGGTTAAACGAAGCTAGGGACGGTAGTATGCCTGCAAAAGACTCTTTAGTAGGATTACAAAAGTTGGCTGCCGCTAATTCAAATGTGGCTACAAAACACATATTGCAGTCATTAATGTACATTACGGTAAGAACGTGTGAAAATATAAGTTTAAGGGTTGCTGACATGCTAAACTATCCTTTAACTAAAAACGCGTTAATGAATTCAATAAGTACTTCTAATGTTAGTACTTTGCAAGAAATAGAAAATCTTAATATGCATGAATTTGGTATTTTTTTAGACTTAGAGCCAGAAGAAGAAGATAAAGCGCAATTAGAACAAAACATACAAATAGCTTTACAAACAGGAAATATTGATTTAGATGACGTTATAGATATACGCCAAATTTCAAATATGAAATTAGCTAATCAATTATTAAAACAAAAAAAGAAAGTAAAAGCTAAAAAAGCCCAACAAGCGCAACTAGCCAATATTCAAGCTCAAGCTCAAGCAAATTCGGAAACGGCGGAAAGAGCTGCATTGGCTGAAATGCAAAAACAACAAGCATTAGCTCAAACACAATTACAAATAGAGCAAGGTATTTCTCAGTTTAAAATACAACAACTGCAGCAAGAAGCTGAAATTAAAAAACAACTAATGGCTGAAGAGTTTAATTATAAAATGCAATTAGCTCAAATACAAGCTAATGGCCAATATAATAAAGAACAAGAAAAAGAAGATCGAAAAGATAAAAGAACTAAAATACAAGGGACTCAACAGTCAGAGTTAATAGATCAAAGAAAAAATAATACTTTACCAAAAGATTTTGAATCGTCAAGTAATGACGTTCTTGGTGGGTTTCACTTAGGAAGTTTTGACCCAACCTAAAAATAAAATTTTAACTATTTAATTATATTATATTATGGAAGTAAAACAAGAAGGAGATTTTAAAATGAAATCAAAACCCCGAACACCAAAAAAACTAAACAAACCAAATGAGGTGGCTGAAGTTAAAATAAGTAATACAGCTAAAGAATCTCAAGGTATTGTAATACCAGAAGTAACAGAGGTTGTAATTAAAAAAGAAAATACAAATGCCGTTCAAGAGCAAAGCACAAATGCAAGCAATGTTGTTATCGGACAACCCGAAAACACAGCAAGTAGCCAAAAAGTGGTTGAAGAAATACAAGGGCCCAACCAAAATGGTAGTCCAGAAGAAAATGGGGTATTGCAAGAAATAACTAATGAAAGCATTCAAGAGCAAGTAATAGATTTAAATGTAAATTTAAACGAAGCGGTTCAAAACGCAACAGAACAAAATACAACGCTACCAGAAAATATTCAGAAAGTAGTTAACTTTATGAATGAAACGGGTGGAACATTGGAAGATTATGTTAGATTAAATGCTGATTATTCTAATGTTAATGAAGAAGCGTTACTAAGAGAATATTATAAAAAAACAAAGCCTCATTTAGATAATGAGGATATAAATATCATTTTAGAGGATTTTTCGTATGACGAAGAACTAGATGATGATAGAGATATACGCAAAACAAAAATTGCGTTAAAAGAGGAAGTTGCAAAAGCAAAAAAGTTTTTAGAAGAAACCAAGAGTAAATATTACGAAGAAATCAAGTTGAGGCCAGGCGTAACTCAGGAACAGAAAAAAGCAATTGACTTTTTCAACAGATACAAAGAGGATCAAGAAGTAGCTGAAAAAAGGCACAGTGATTTTTTAGGTATAACTAAAAGAATGTTTACTAACGATTTCAAAGGTTTTGATTTTAATGTTGGTGAAAAAAAATTTAGATATGGCATTAAAAATCCATCAGAAGTAGCCGAAACACAATCTAACATTTCTAATTTCATAGGGAAGTTCCTAGATCAAGAAGGAAATATTAAAGATCACGTAGGTTATCACAAGGCATTATATGCCGCTACAAATGCGGATACTATTGCTCAGCATTTTTATGAGCAAGGTAAAGCAGACGCTATTAAAGAAGTTGTAACAAAATCAAAAAACATAACTACAGAACCTAGGCAAACGTCAGTTGGTAATGTTTTTGTTAATGGTTTAAAAGTACAAGCTATCTCTGGACTTGATTCTTCAAAACTTAAAATTAAAACAAAAAAATTTAACTAAAACAAAAAATTATGGCATTAAGTCCTGAATTCGGTTCAATTAAACCGTCTCAAGCTCAACAAACATTAGTTGACAATTATTTATCATTTGACTCCGCTTCTGGTGGAGGAACTTTCGCACAACAATATTTACCTGAAATCTATGAACAAGAAATAGAGCGTTATGGAAACAGAACTTTATCTGGATTCTTACGTATGGTTGGTGCTGAAATGCCTATGACTTCTGATCAAGTTATTTGGTCTGAACAAAATAGATTACATATCTCCTACGATGACGTTACTGTAACAGACGGGGATACTTTAACAATCAATAACCTAAGCGCTACCCCTGGTGCTAACTTTGTACAAAATGTAGTTTCTAAAAACCAAACTTTAGTTGTAATCAATCCAACAACTGGTAAAGAAGCTAAAGTAATTGTAAAAGCGCAGCCAGCTAATAGCAATACAGCTACT